TTAATGCCATTCGTTATGGTCTAGGCTGTTTACCTCGTCTAATAGACTTTGAGCATTTTCTTTTTGCTCCTGTGGTGCTGTAGGATCATTTAGTATTGTAGTGGCTGCCACTCTTACAGCGTAACAGTCCATGAGAACTTGATTGTTTTGTACCTTGAAATGTTCATCTGGAATATGAGCCACAAGAGGATTTTCAGCCTTAAAGCGTTCAATTGGATCGTTACCAGCTACTTCTATTAAGCCCTCGTCAATTGCTCGCTGAGTAGGATTACATAACTCGTCAATCATCCCCTCATCAACTAGCATTTTATAGAGCTTGTCCTTGCTAGGATGCAAGCCAATAGAAAGAAAATGACTGTATACTTGCTCAACTAACGGTGGGTATTTGATGTCGAAATTCATTGTTTATCTGTCCTTTCTTTTTAGGTTAGAGGTGGTCAATCTGCCAAAACTGCTTCAAATATTTAATAGCTAATTTAGCTTTTGCTTCGCTTTTCTCACCATTGCTAGTTAGATAATCATTTCTGATTATCTCTAACTGCTCATGAAGTGAGTTAGAAAGCTTCTTGGATTTCATTAGCTTTCGATTGTATTTGATTATTAATTGCTTGTTTTGTTTGAGCAGGGTAGGCGTTTGATGTTTGAAGATACCTAGACCATCAACAAAATACAAGTGGGTAAATGGTATCTTGATTAAGCTATCGTTTAATTGCTTTTCGTTGGCTTGGATTAGGTTGTCTAATCGTTTAATATCACTCATCAATTTAGTATAGGTTTCATATCCAGTGCTAAAGTTAGAAAGACTTCTCTCAAATTCTGTTAGGTTCATAAAGATATCACCTCTGTGTCTTAGTCATTACTAGAAGATTGTTCCACTGTTTGCTTGGTGTACTCGGGTAGGTGCTGTATTAATAGCTTGGCTAATGATTGTTCATTTTGATATTGTGGCATTTGATTAGCAACGTTCATAATGTTATCAATTCCTAATTGGATGTCCTCAATTTCATAGCCGTTATGGATTAACATATCAAAAACATCAGCAAGCCTTTTATTGTCTTTGGGGATGTCAGTAGGTGATATACCGTTCAAGTAGTTGAATAGACTACTAACAGCATCTTGATTAACTCCACTATTTGCTCTACTGTTTTCCCCATTCTCTGTAGTAGCATTATTCTCTATAGAGGAAGTAGAGCTGTCGTCGTTAAGAAGAATTTCCCCCATACCCCCATTAGAAGAACTGTTTATATACTTGTAGTTATTTTCTTTGTTGATCTTTTCTTTTTTTATCTGGTCTGGTCTATTCTGTTCTAGTCTACTCTTATCTATACTATTCTTATCTATACTAGGTGACCCTTTAGTGATCTTTTTGCTTACGTTAGATTTACCGTTCGTTACCTTTTGGGTTACCACACCTTTCAAACGCTGTTGTTGCAAGGCTTTAAGATTTATCTTTCTGTTGCGATTTTTTCTCTCTACCCAATCATCTAATGGCAAGGCGATATTTCTATCTTCTGCGTTTATTGTGTATTTAAAATCAATTCTGATAAATACCTTACTGGATAAATCGAGAAAAGAAGTTCTAGAATAGTGATTTAATAATTGAGTATTTAACCAGTCAACAATCAAGTAAACTCCCTCAACATTAACAATAAGCCCCGCCTGTTCCAATTCGCTATAGTTTTCAGCGGTTGCTTTATCCATCAAATTAATTAAAGAAACATCGGAACAAAAGCCATCATCATCAGCATATAGTACTAAATCATCGTAAAGAATTTTACTTGCAGGCGATAAAGTCAAAAAGCGTCCGTCTTGGTGTATTGACTTACTAATCATTCTTCTTTGTGCCATTACTTAAATCCTCCTCTTGGTAAACATTAGTTACATGGATAGCCTTAAAAGGGATTAGCAAGTCATCGCCTTTGCTTAGATAATAAGGGGTGCTATCACGCCAATATATCCGTTTACTAATTTCGTTTCCTGTTGCAAAGTCATTTAATATCAAATTTCCATCTTGATTAGTTGCTTGAAGCAATTTCATTACTTATGCACCTCCATGTTCTTATAACTTAATTGCCCGTCAACAAATAACTTTGTTAATCTAATGAGCCGTTTAAGTGTGTTTTCATCGTTACCCGTTACCTGTTCGATACGATCAATAATCTTTTCACGTTCCCGCTCTTTCTTTTTGTTATGTGATAAGTAATTTGGATTGTTAAGCGACTTCATGATGAAATACAGTTGAACAGTGCTTTTAGTGCTGTTATGAGTTAATAACGACAACTTAGAATATAAGTCACCATTGAAGCCGTCCAAGTAAACTAAAAAGGTGTGCACTTGCTTAATATCATCCCCAACGAACTTACTAATACGGGTAGCAAGTTCCGTTGGTTCTTTGCTGTTCTCGGTGTCTTTAAGATATGAATACCAAGACTGCAAAGCTAAGTAGGTGGTGGTAATGTCCCAACGTTCACGGTGTCCGTCTGGGGCTGTAAGAGTAACTAATTGCATTATTTCTCACCGCCTTTTAGTAACTCATTAGCAACTAATTCAACTTGATTTTGTGCTTTTTCTGTTGTGTTAATCGTAGCAGTAGCCAACGCAAGCAATTCGCTTCCTAATCGCTCTGCTCTCCATTTCTCATCTTCGTTAGTGCTTGGATATTCCACAAACATTGAAATATTTTCCCCTACCAGGTCATTGATTGTTTGCGATAGTCCTAAGATGGTATCGAGGATAATTCTAACTTCCTCTACTTGATCGCTAGTTTTTTTCATAATTGATTATTCCTCCATTTGTTGGGGATGTTCCCCGTCTTAAATACTGAAATATGTTAGAATAAGCAAGCAACGGGCTTTATCCGTTGTTCTTATTCAAAGAGTGCTGTTAAATGCTAACTACTTTGGTCGGTGAGTAGCATTTGACGGCTTTTTTATTTTGTCGAAACATTATTCTTCACTTTCTAAATCTGCGTTACTGATTGCCTGCGCTCGCTTACTCATCATTGTTATTTGTGAGGTGAGCGGTGCTAAAGCTTGTTGTCGTTCTTTGTTATTGGTGATGATGTAATAGCCGTTTGGGCGGTTATACTGCGCTCCAATTGGTACATGGTGAAGCACAATTAAGCGATAGATAATCCCTCGTACTTCACGCTCTTTTAACCCCGACAACTTAACTAATTCTTTAAGCGGTTTAGGTTGCGCAATCCCTTTAGGTAATAGCTGTAAAATCTTCTTTTCATCTTGGTCTAATTGTTTCATCGGCTTCATTCCTTTACTTGATTAACTGAGCGATTAAATTCATTGCTATAAGTACAACGGGCAAGGTAGCAAGGTAAGCCCATAGCCGTTCACTTGGTGCTGTGTTCCAGTAGCTTAATATGTGTTTATCAATCGTTGCTAATAACTTCATGATGTTTAATTCCTCCAATATCCACGCTGGCAAGCTGATATTATTTATTTTTCGTGTTGTTGCATAAACTCATCTAGGGCTTTACGTCTGAATCGACTAACGCCCTCAATCTTAATTGTGGGGATATCATACTTTTTAAGCCAAGCATTGAAGATACCCCGTGATACACCGCAATAGGCACTAGCTTCTCCCTTGTTTAGATAAGGCGGGAAGCTGTTTTTATTTTGCACATCCTTAATCGCTTCACTGAGTGCATCCCCAATCATTGCTTTAGTCGCTTCCTGTAAATCATTCGGCAACTGCACTTGTAAACTTTCCATCTTCTCAACTCCAATCATTAAGCTAATAGCAAAACGACTTTTACCTCGTCCCACGTCTTGTTGAGACCCACAAGACCGATTGCAATATTTTCTAATTGCTTATATCGTTCTTGTTCTTTGAGTGTTAGGCCATCTAACGCAACTTTAACGTGTCGTTGTTTCTTTATTTGCTGGGCTGTCATTCCACCAGTTGCACGCTTCAATAAAAGCTGTGTCATATTGCGATAACTCCATTGAGTAACGTGTGGCCAATCCTTGACAGCGTCCATTAAAGACTTACGCTGTGGCTTTTCAATGGCTCGGTTAATCTGTCGTTGATTAAGCTCTTTTCTCATACGGTAGAACTCATGGACTAGATTTTTCTTAAACTGATTGACCTCTGGTGTGTTATCCAAGTAGGTAATCAGTAAAGTGGCTTGTTGCTCGTTAAGGTGGTAGGTCTTTTGAGGTCGTCCCCCTTTTGAGCCTTTAAGAGGTTTAGTCATTTCAAATGACAAAACTCCAAAATCTTCTAAGTCCTTTTTGTGGTTATAAATAATTACTTTTACAGAGTGAAGATTATTGCCACTACATTCAGCGATGATTTTATCTGTGGTATATGGTTCTTCATTCAAACCGTGCATGAAAACTAAATTATTCATTCAATCCATCCCCTTACTTGTCTTGTGTTGCTACTACACGATGGTCAGCCATGAATTTATCAATATCAGACTTAGCAATACGCTTTGACTTGCCTACTTGAATAGTTGGTAAGCCATTTTTAATATACGTGCGTAATGTGTCTTGGGTCTTAAATCCCATGTACTTCATCGCTTGTTGATAGCTAAAATATTCAGTCATGATGTCCGCTCCCCTTTCTCCCAACTTGGTAACAATAATATTCTCCCAGTTTGGGAATGTCAACTATTTTATACCAAAATGGGAGAATAAGTGCTAAAATTTATTTGGGTGATGTATATGATTGAAAGCAAAAAGCCCCGCAACAGAATTGCGGAGCTGAGGAAAGAAAGTAGCTTAACATTGCAACAGGTTGCTGACACTATTGGCGTTGGTAATAATACAATCAGCCGATATGAAACGGGTAAAAGAAAACCTAGTAAGGAAGTATTAACAAAACTTTCAAATTTATTTAAGGTTCCAGTCTCATATTTAGCTGGCGATGGTTGGTCACAAGATAACATTGTTTGGTTTTTGATGAATGTTTATATTAATAAATATAATGAGGATTTTGAGTTACCATCTGGAATTCATTCTTATTGTGGAAGAATAGAAAAGTATGGTGTAGAGAATGAAACATTTGAAGATTTTAATAATGAAGATATTCCTGGATTTATTGAAAAGGCAAAAGAATTTCTAATAAATTCTAAAAACGATGAAATAGTCCATGATTTAATTTTAAATTACTATAATGGTGATGATGTTGATGTTGATAATAACGAGATAGAGAATTATGTAGATGATGAATTTGATGAATTAGTAGAAAAATACATATCTGATAATGAATTGGAGACTCTTAGAAATGAAACGTTAGAGGAACTAAAAGATGATGAGGTTAATTTACCATCAATTATCGAAAAATTAATTTCAGAAAAACTTTTGAATCAATTGAACTTCTTTTATTTTGAAGAAAATAATGATGTGGACATTGATTACTTAAAATCACATATAAGTGATAGCTTTTTTCAAAAATTTAAGAAGGAAATTGCAGATAAAGTAAATTTTCTAAATGATTATGTATTCCTCTCTAGCATTGGCGAAAATTTTGATAATACTGGTATAAGTCCAGAATATGAAATCGCAAAAAGAATTTCTAATGATTTAAAACTTAAAGACTTTAAGGATAGGCAAGAATATTTTCATCATGACCCATATAAAGCTAGTGAAGAAGCTATAACCAATTTAACTATATCTTCTTCTGATAAGTCCTCTCTAATGGATATAATTAACTATTTACTTGATGAAAACGAAGAACTAAAAGAACGTATAGATGAACTTAGTGAGCAAATTAATAATACAGATGATTTCAATGAAACAAGTAATAGGGATTACAGAGGAAATAGATAGCTGGATATAGCTAATAGAGAGTAGGGAAAATTATGAAAAGCCTTATTACCACCATATTCGATACCATCTCAAACATAGTTATTGAAGTTCTATGTAACGTACTTCCTTAGTTAGATAGCTGATTACGTCAGTCCAAAATTGGACGCACCTTCTTACCATTTTTTATGTATCAGAGTTAAAAATTAACGGGCTTAAAATTACGCCCGTTAAAACTGCTATATCTCCCCAGTTTTGGGGACATCTGCTCAAAATTGAGCCAATGTTCAATCGGTCGAAAATTCGGCTGATTACATCTCCTCAAAATTGAGGACATCTTACTCACCCCAATTTTGAGGTAAGTACATCTGCGCATAATTGCGCACATCTTTACTCAGCGCAAAATTGCGCTCACCCCATCTCTTTTTTGGCAGCGCAAAATTGCGCCACGAAAGCTCAAATACATACCTCCAATATTCCACGCCGGCAAGCTGAACGAATTTAGGAGGAAACATAATGAGTTACGCAAAGAAAGCTAAAAAAGGCTACTACGGGATAGCAGAGTTTAAAGACAAGGACGGAAAACGTCATCAAAAGTCCGCTGGGTGTTTCAAGTTGAAACGTGAAGCAATTAAAGCTGCCCAACGGCTAGAAGATAAATACAGTAGTATAAATCTTGATATGCAAAACATTACTTTTGCTAATTACTATCAAAATTGGTTCTCAATCTATAAAGAGAACAGTTCTTTATCAGATATTACTAAAAGTCGTTATCGTACGTTTTTAAAGACAGTAACAAACTACTTTAAAGACACGAAGATAATTGATATTAAACGCTCCGCCTACCAGCAATTTATTAACTGGTACGGAGTTAATCACGCTTTTAGCAGTGTTTCAAAGTTAAATAGTGCTATTCGTGCTTGCGTTAGTTATGCGATTGATGATGATATTATTACTAAAGACTTCACTCATAATGTTCAGCTAGTCTATAACGAAGATAATCAAACTAAAGTTGAATATCTTACTAGCAAAGAATTATGTGCATTAAAAAAGAACGTTATTGCTAAATTAAATCGCTATAATACTAGCCGTTATATGATTTTAACGGCAATCTATACGGGGATGAGGAAAAGTGAAATCCAAGCCCTTACGTGGAACGATATAGACTTCTTGCACTCCACTATCACTATTAACAAGTCGTGGGATGATACAAAAAAAGCTTTCAAAACAACTAAAACGGAATCTAGCAAGCGAACGATTAAGGTTAATCGTCAACTACTAAATCGTTTAGCTGAATTGAAAGCTAATAATACAACTATGGTATTTCAGAATGTGTTAGGGACAATTCCAACAAGTAACGCCCTTAACAAATGTCTACGGTCTATTATGTCGGATATAGGTATTAATAAGCAAGGCTTTCACTTTCACTCACTGCGTCACGTTCATGTTGCTTACCTGCTGGGAAAGGGCGTGGATGTGTACGCAATCAGCAAGCGTTTAGGTCACTCTAATATCACTATTACTCTAAATACTTACTCATATTTGATTGACGAGTACAAAGCCAAGAATGATACCTTGATTATTGATAAATTGTCAGAACTTTAGAGAATGCGGAAAAAGTGCGGAAAAATAGGCGATAAACGTTGATGTATCAACACTTACAAATCCCCTTGTCTCCTTTATCTAAAGTTTTGCTGATATTCAATAGTTGTTAAAACGTTGGTATATCAGCTTTTTTATTACACAAAAAAGGACACCTATTAAGTGCCCTAATCTGTCTTGAACTAATCTTAGGTTATTTAGTTTTATTGATTAGCAATATCGTATGTAGTTTTGCCATCTTTAGCAGTATACAACGCCTTACTAGAATCACTTGGATTCATAATGCTAATTGAATATCCTTCACCTAATGCTTTTTCTACTTGCCCTGAATTACTTTTAATCGACTTAGTTAAGTTAGGCCAACCCATTTGTTCAGCCTGACTTGGATCTTGCGCTAAAGCTTTCAATGCTTCAACTGTATTATCATCAGTTGGCGTGATCTGGAATGTCTTACTATCTTCGTTATAGTCAACTGAACCTAATTTTGAATAACCCTTTTGCATTTGACGCAAAACAGCCATTGTCTTACTTTCTTGTTGTGCTTCATTTGCACTTGAATTACCAATTGTCAATCCATTTGAAAATGATGAAAAGCTACTGGACCGCGCCACTTGTGAAGATGAAGTACTTTGGCTTGAGCTAGCAGAATTACTATGATGAAAATAAGGCAAATTAATCACACCATAAACAATTGCGATAATACTCAATACAACAATGATTGTCCCACTTTTCCATTCACGGTACTGTTGCCATGAATTAGCAAGATAAAAACCACCCAAAATTAAAAATAGGGCTCCCATTATTACTAAGAAAATCATAAATTAACTGGCTCCTTTTTATCAACGTAATGTTATTGTCCCGCATTCATTTTATATATACAACTGCAATTTAAAAAGAAAAAAGGCTAGTATCCCCAGCCTCCTCCTAATTAAAATTCCATTAATGCCTTCATATCGTAATCTTTAAGCTTATCACGACCATGAAGATCTTTTAATTCGATTAAGAATGCACAGCCAACAACAATACCACCCATTTGTTCAACCATATCAATTGTTGCAGAGATTGTTCCTCCTGTAGCTAAGAGATCATCCACAACAAGAACCCGTTGTCCTGGTTTAATTGCATCGGCTTCCATTTGCAAGGTAGCTGTTCCGTATTCTAAGTCATAAGATGCACTAATTGCTTTTCTTGGCAACTTACCCTTTTTACGTGCTGGAGCAAATCCAACACCTAATTCGCGAGCAATAGGACACCCAACAATAAAGCCCCGCGCTTCTGGGCCTACTACCATATCTACCTTTTTATCCTTAGCATAATCAACTAATTCGTCAGTAGCTTGCTTAAAGGCAGCTCCATCCGCCATTAATGGCAAAATATCTCGAAAGATAATACCCTTTTCTGGATAATCAGGAACACTAGCTACGTATTTATAAAGGTCTAAAGCCATGAGATAAATAGTCTCCTTATTCTAAATTTAAATATTTCAATAACCAGTTAGCAACCGTTGCCGCATCATTAAAAAGCAACTGTTGCTCAACTCTGTATTGTGCTAATTGTTTTTGATAACGTTTAGTTTGTGTTAAATCAGTCTTATTAGTTGGCTCATTAAACTTTAACACGTCATCTTTTATTGTAACAAATCCTGCTTCAGAAAACACTTGAATCATTAGATTTAATCGATCCATATTAATTTTTAACTGATTGCTAACTGCTTTAGCTTGGATTGGCCATTTTAATTCTTTTTGCTTATAAATAAATCGATAAAGCTGTGCAAAATCATTCCGTGTTGGAAGTCCAGCTAAATAAGCGCTTTTTCGCTGATATAGTAATAAGCGAATAGTTGCTGGCTCCCCTTCATCCTCTGCAAAAATCTGTTTTAGCATTTCTTCACTCGATGGACAGTCAACCAACGTAACTCGTTGACCGGAAAAATCAGTCTTAATTGCTTCTTCAATCGATAAAGTATAGCCAGGGGCCACATGAGGAGCAATGTTGTCTCGTAATCTTGGTTCTCTTACAATGTAATAATCTGAAGAACTAAAAAGCTGAGGAGTTAGTTTATTCGTTCGCTCATCAATAATTACTGTTCCATTGATTTGCAGGTCTTCTAGCATCAGTTGGACGCTTTTTTTACCACGCCACTCATTGAGGCTAACTTTAACAGCTAAATTAACTTGTCCGGTTGGCGCAGATAATAGTGTTGCCAAATTTCCTTGACCAAAAGCAACGACCGTTAGATTTTCTTTACCACTTACAATCGAAAATTTTAAGTGCTGATGTTCTTGCCCCATTGTTTTAACGTCGACAACTTTAACGTTATTTAATTCAAAAACTGGTTCCATATTTCCTGGGCCAAATGGAGCAACCCGTTGAATATCGTTATATAACTGTTGGGTAACATCAGCTGGCTCAAGTTGCATTGCAATCGGAAGAGGTTGCTTTACCGTTGGATCAAATTTTTGTTTGACTGCTTCTTCTTCCAAGGCTATTTGCAGAGGTACAATATTTTTCGAATCAAAAGAAAGGCCACAAGCAGCAGGGTGCCCGCCAAATGTCGTAAATAGTTCACGATGAGCCTCCAAGGCATTGAACAGGTTAAAACTGTCAACGCTTCTACCAGATCCTTTTATTAAGGTCGGATTATTTTGATCAGTTGATGCGACAATTGTTGGCTTTCCAGTCTCATTCATAATCCGACTGGCAACAATTCCTAATACGCCTTGATGCCAACCTTTTCCAACAATTAATAAGGTCTTTTTCTGCTGGTTAGCTGAACTATTAGCTTGTTTTTCTGCCTCTTTCATAATATCAGCAACTAGGTTCTGACGTTCTTTATTCGCCTGATCGACCTCTTTAGCTAATTTTTGTGATTCATTCTCATCTAAACTCGTCAGTAATTTAACTCCATCATTAGCATCAGCAATTCGGCCAAGCGCATTTAGCCGTGGTGCAATTCCAAATCCAATATCCTGATCAGTTAGATTGTTAGCTTTAATATCAGCTAATTTCATTAAAGCCGCTAATCCTGGACGCATCCCCTGCCGTAATTGCTGAATGCCATAGGAAATTAACGTATGATTTTCGTCCGTAACGTTTACTACATCAGCTATTTCACCAATTGCAACTAAGTCCAGTTCTTCAATAGGAAACTCACCAGTTAAAGCCCAGGCCACCTTAAATGCGACACCAACGCCTGACAAATCAGGAAAAGGATAATTACTACCAGGATAGCGAGGGTGAACGATCGCAACAGCATTAGGCAAGTCAGCAGGCAACTCATGGTGGTCAGTAATTACAACATCTACTCCTGCTGCCATTACCTTATCGATAACATTTTTTCCGCTAACGCCATTATCCACCGTAATAAAAAGCTGGGTACCATTATCAATAAGGCGTTGGTAAGCGTCCATATTGGGCCCATATCCATCTGTAAACCGATTTGGGACATAATAATTAACATTAGCACCGATAGATAATAATGTTTCATACATTAAGGATGTGCTAGTAATTCCATCGGCATCATAATCACCATAAATAGTAATTTGTTCTTGCTTTTCAACTGCCTGCTCAATCCGCTCAACTGCCTTATCCATATCATGCAATAAGGTTGGATCATGAATCTCTTCCATCGATGGTTCAAAGAATTTTTTTGCTTGTTCGGTTGAATCGATTCCTTGCTGAGCTAATAAGGTTGCTAATATTCTAGAAATGCCTAACTCTTTTTCGAGATTATCAACAGTTGCTGAGGAAGCATTATCGGCAAGTTTCCACTTAAATTTTGCATCAATCATTTAAAATTAACCACCATTTCAACGCCAAAATTAAACAAGAGGCTGGGATAAACTCAGTCTCTTTTATTTTGCTCCTTTCATTTTTTGAAAGAAACTGCTAAATTCTGCAATTTAACGAAAATGAAAATAAGGGAGCATATTATAAGTTCTTCTTATCCTGTTGGAAATATTTTCCGTTTATAACAAATACCGTTATATCAACTAATCGCTTGTGTGTCAATGCTTTAGCTCTCCTTTAGTTCTTACTCAATATTGACAATTTTTTAGAGCTTTTAAGTTTTTTGCCCCTTTTATGCCCCTTATACAAATCAACGGTACCTCAGTTAAGAGATACCGTTTTAATTTTAAACCACTCGTTTATATGTATTATATCATTCTCCGAATAGATCAGCTAGTCTAGCAACTAGCACACAAAAAAGCCCTAGTGGAGTTACAGAAAATGCAACAACCACTAGGGCTAATGTTTTAAATTTGAATTGTTTGACCAACATAAATTACGTTAGGATTTGCGATACCATTTTTCTGTGCTAATGCTTGCCAAGTAGTATGGAAGACATTAGCAATGTTAGAAAGTGTATCCCCTGCCTTAACAGTATAAGCATTAGATTGACCACTACCTGCAATATAAATCTTTTGACCAACGTAGATTACATTAGGGTTAGTGATGTGATTACGACTTACAAGGTCAGATACAGTCGTGCCAAACTTAATTGCAATTCCACTTAATGTATCACCCGCTTGAACGAAGTAAGTGTTTTCGGTTGTTGGTTGTCCGGTTACTTTAAGGACTTGACCAACGTTAATGTGGTTCGGGTCACCGATACCATTAATAGCTGCTAGGTTCTGGTAAGTTGTATTGTACTTTGTAGCAATTGCGGAGAGAGTGTCACCCGATTGAACAATGTAAGTACCACTAGCAGGGTGACCAACATGCTGAACTGGCTGTGGTGCTGGAATAACAGCTTGCGGAATGTTTCCAGACGTAGAACCAGTGGTAAAGGCACCATCAAAGTCAAGACTAGTATCAATACCCATAATACCGTGATCGGTTGTTTGCCAAGCAGTCGCATTATCAATACCTAATGAGGTTACACCATAACCGGCAACCCAAATCTGCCGTGAACCAAAGCCGTGCGAATTAAGAACACCGCCAGTGAAGAAGGACTTCATGGAATAGATACCAGTATTCTTGTAACCTAGTGCTTCAACTTCTTGGAGGAATGCTAAGGAAGCAGATTGATAATCAGCGGCTGAATGAACTTCCGCATCATCAATCATCAGTGTGTCATCGTACATACCGAACTGCTTAGCAATCTTAACAAAGAACCGGGCTTCATTTTGCGCATCAGCAATTGAAGTATACCGAGCAAAGTGGTAACAGGATACGCGCAAGCCAACTGCTAGAGCATTACGAATTTGAGCAGCCGCACGTGGATTAACGTAAGAAGAACCATCTTCTGAACCTTCTGTTAATTTAACAACAACACCTAATGCACCCTGATTTTTAGCTGCTAGAAAGAATTCTTTTGTATCAGGATTATAACTTGAAACATCAATAAATGAATTACGTAATGCCATTCTATGCAACCTCCTTAGGGTCAATTGCCTTTACTGTACCTGCTGGAACTACTACTTCTTGTTCAGTGTCAGCCTTTTTGCTTTCGCTTTCATTTGAGTTAACGGTTGGTGTTAGCATAGACATTTCATAAGCTGATTGAACTGCTGCTTGAATTTGCTTTAGGTCAACATGAAGTCCCTTAGCTGTTAAGTAAGATTGAACCTCTGCCACTGCTTGAGAGAACTTTTCTTGACCTGTAATACTTTTGCCAACTCGTGAGTTAACAGCAGTCATTGCAAGCTGTAAGACTAATTCCCATAAGGCTTGCTCTTGCGTTGTTTTAGCATGCTTAATCTTACTTTCAATAAAAGGCTTACCAACCGCAAAGCCAAAATAAAAGAGCCACGCAAGTAGCCCTGATTGAATAATCCAATTAATGATGTCGTTTAGTGTTTTCATGTTGTTTTTCCTCCTTGATTTTCTCCTTTAGTTTTCTGTTCTGCTCCCTTAATCTGTCGGCTTCCGTTGGTTGACTTCGCTGGTGAGCAGTTATCCAAGCAACAATAATCGAGCCAATAGTCGTGATTAAGGTTGCTAGTACTTGATCGCTCACCTCGCCTCACCCTTTCAGAATTACCGTTAAAACAATACGAAATAATACAAAGAACGAATACATGCTAGGAATACTTAGCAGGTTCCCTCTCATTTGATCGTGGATCACAAATCCACACAAAAATAACAGCCACACGAAAGTAAGCGAGGCTGTCATGATTGTTTTGTAATGAAAATGTTGTACGTTCCATACTGAATAGACTAGCGTAACTGTGCCAACCACACCCAACAGAAAGATGAACGGTGGATCATCTAACATGTCTAATACACTGTTTGGTGGCGGTGTAAAGTTACCTGCACTATGCGTTAAGATAAAGTACGCTGCCAGTCCATACGTTTCTAACGCTGATATTAGCCACATGTAGTTGTGACGGATGTTATTTTTCATTCATGTGGTACCCCCTAAAACTGGTAAAATAAAAGCGCCTATCCAAAGATAAGCGCTAATGGTACTACTTGAGTATCCATTTAATTAATTTTTTAACGTGCTTACTGGGCACGAAGATAAAGATTACACAAAAGTGTGTCATTGGAAGGGACCTCCTTCCTCGCACTAGTCAGGTTTCCAAGCCTGCTCAAATGTGCAATTAGTATTGTACCATATTCATAATATGATATAATAAACTCATAGATAAAGATTACACCGTGTGTAGTGAGTATTTTCCAGCTCACAAGCCGGCATGGGTGGATACCTTCTGGTACCCACCTTTTTTATTTCATAAAAATAGCCGCCCAATGGTTCGCCTCCTTGGGGATAAAATAAAAACGCCCATCCGAAGATAAGCGCTTTTAATTATTTTTCAGCATTGTTTTCTTGATCATCAAGCATTTCTTTGAATATAATATCGGAGTATGACATATACTTCTGTACATTTTTATTATTTTTTAGATATTTACTAATAGTATTAGGTATAGGAGCAACTTTTGAAGTATTCGTGATTGAGTTCTTAAGTATCATCATTCCGGCAACCTTTTCAATATCTGGGAGCGTATCACTAGAAAGAAATTCCTCTATTGATCCAATCAATTCATTGCACTGCTCTATTAAGTCAATGCCCTTCTTATCCACTAATCCAGTGACTAAATTATTGAAAGAGTTCATTATTCTCTCTTCCTTTTTATTATGGAACTCTTGATGTGCCTTCATTTTTTCTTCTAGTGATGATACCCTTTTGTCTAACTCATCGATGAAATTCTTTTTTGCTTCTCTGAGTGTTTCTTCTTTAATTTTGCGAATTTGCTTTTCACTCAATTTCCACTGAAAGAAAGCAAACAAAGCTATCAGAATGCTAACTATTCCAATAAACCAGTCCATATCTTGATGAATAATCTGGATGGTCTGTTCCAGTGCTTCAGTTTTTGTCATAACTACTAATCCCCTTAAAATTTTAGATAAGTTAATCATAGCTATGTCAGTCAGCAATTGCTAGATACCAAGTACAAATATTCTATACAGAAGAATACATAAGAAAAGGAATGCCGAAAAAGCGGTTAATTTCCATGGATTATACATAATTTCCTCCTAACAGCCGCCCATAATAAAAGCCCCGCTCGTTTGAGTGAGGCTTATTTATGTACTGTGTATTTCCTAGGCGACATAATTATTGCTTTGCTCATATTTTTCCAGTCTTATAGAGCAATTAACTAGCGCTGGAATAGCTAGAAGTAATAAACAAAATTATTAAACTGTTTGTGTTTGAGCTACCATATCATAGTCTTGACCAGTAACTAACTTATACTCGTCTTTAGTAATGGCTTTGCATTCAACATAGACTTTATAAAAATCTAACTCGTGGTTTCCCCAATCATTCCAAAACATTTGTAGTTGTTGTAATTGTGTCATCATTGCGCTGTTACCTCCTTAGATTTTTCGACCGCCTGCTGTTGATTGGCTACCATAACCATCTGCTGCAACTGCTTAATTTGAGTTGCTTGCTGTTGATTAGTCGCTTGGAGCTTAGCGTTTGCTTGGTTCTGTTGCATCGTCAATGCTTGCAACATTGCAATCTCTTGTTGACCTTTAGTTAACTTAACAGGAATCCAATCGTCTCCACTTTCGTTAAGCTTAAAAGTTTGCGCTTTTTCGTAAGGCGATTTTACAATTGCATTTTCGATTGGTACATCTGACCAGCGACACCCAAGATATGCTTTGGTTTCCGGATCATAAAGATAATAATACATTCTTTTACCTTCTTTCTAAGATAAAGTTGCTTTTTTCCACGAAGACCATGATGTATTTGAATAGACACGTGATTGTATCGTCGAAACGCCCATGATAAACTGCGTTATCTTATCATTAGTGTTCATTATTAATAGCACTCCCATGTCTTTTTCTGGTGGTAAGTTAGCACTCTTAGACATTGCGTACCCATTCCAACTATACATTCCTGTGTTGGTAAGCGAATCCATATTATTATTAATTACATCATCACTATAGATCGTCTTTTTTAAGGTTAGCGTATTAAGCGTAATTGCAGGCGTATCATTATAGCCAATGACTGGTACTTGTTTAATCATGCCAACATTATAAGTAGAATCGATTGTATTGTAATAATACGTAGTGCCATAAATGTTCAGCGAACCGGAGAACACAACATGATTAGGTGCTCCGACAATAAACATAAACCGTTTAAGTTGATCAATAGTCAGCTTAGTGCCAGGTTGCACATCTAAGCCGCCACCTGATAGCGTAATATCGTTGTGATAAGCATGAGTATCAGCTTCGTCGTAATACTGCCCTGTAACAACCTTATAGCGCGGTGCTCTAACGTCTGGTGTTCCACTATCAAAGATTCCCGCATAGTCTTGAGTCACATCAATACGATTGTAAGAAGATGAACCAGTCAAAGCAATTCCGGCGGCAAAGGTTGGTGATGCTAAATCGTCAGCCTCCGTTCCTGCATAATAGATACCCGTTCGACCAATTTGTGTTGAAATATGGCAATTTGAAGTATTGTTAAATAACATTCCGGGACCACCACAGTAATCAACTTGAACGTTAACAAGATTACTGCCATGAGCCTGATTTAGTAAGTAGCCCATCTCGCTAATTGAATCATAGCGCTCGTTGACAACGTTACATTCAGCACCATTGATCTGAATTCCAAATTCACAGTGCTGTACACGGTTGCCGCTAATTTGCATGTCAGACTTCGTTCTAATGCCAATCTGCGAATCCCACACTTGATTATCTCTAATCTGGCAAAATGCATCAGAATCAATGCCTGCTTCCGAAGCACCGACAACTACATTATCCTTTGCAATCGAGCCGTAGCCACCAATATAAAGGCCCACGATTCCATTAACTTTTTTCGTAATTGTAAAAGGACTAACCATTTTATTATCATTTGTTGTCTTGGTTTTAGTTCGATCTTCTTCAAACGTGTAGGCTCCCTCAATCTGTACCCAAAGACTGCGTACAGTCTGTTTGCCATCTGCGTGCGCATCAATCGCTACTGTATTTTCCGCTAAATTTCTGAAGAAAAAACCTGTGCCATTCCAGCTCGCATTCAAAACATTAGTTGTATCACCGAAAATCTCACGATTACCAGGGATTTTAATACCGTGTTCTAAAACATACGAGCCAGCTGGGAAATATGCCTTATAGTTATACGGTACAGAATTTAGAAAATTCTGGATAGCATCTGCTTGATCGTCCTCAGCGTTAACTTTAATACCAAAGCAGGCGGCGTTCATGACTCGGCTGTGATCTAGGATAGGTACAGCATATAGACCATTACCCAGATCAATCGCTGGAAGATTTGTCTTGGCTGTGCAAACTTTGTACAAGCAACCACCATAAGGATCCGCTGGGTTATCGTAATACGATAGTGTACGCACCTTCATGTCCTCAACAAGTGAAGAAGCATTATGCTTCATATCGTCAACTGAGTCAAAGACATTGATTGTTTGAGTTTTGATCATCTGTATAATGAGTTGCTTAAACGCATCTGCTTCTGCCTGCGTAAATAACCCTTTTTCATCAATTTTCTTAGATAATTCAGCAAGAGCTTGTTCATCTATCTTCAATCGTTGCTCGACAGTATCAGCCTTATCTTCAACAGTAGACATAATATCGTCAAGGCGCTTCTTCGCTTGATCAAAACTATCTTGTGTTTTGCCAACAAAGTTTGTATAAGCATCTTTCAGCTTATTAATCATGTCAAGATAAGGTGTTACGTAGTTTTGAGGAACAATATTTGAGTAAACAAAGTCTTCTAACACTTGCATATCAAATTCAAGTGTTGCCAGTGTCTTACCTGTACCGTTTTGTACTAAACGAAAATATGCTTGCTTGTAAGAACCTGCCACAGTAAAAGCTTGAATTGGAAAGTCAAATCGAAACCGTCCGTGTCGTGGATCAACTAAAACTCCATCCCAATTATCAATCACGATATGTTCTGCATCAGGAATACATCCGTTGAATTCTGGAAGATACCCTGTAATATCGACAGGTTCATTATTCTTACCTTGTACAACATTAACAAACACTTGTCGAGCGCTATCACCATATCGTCCTTGAACAATGTTTCCATCATCGCCAATCACAACATCGGTTGGACCTTGATCAGCATGACCAAAGCTAAGTCGGAAGTCCTTCACAGCTGTTGGTCGTTTAAGCCGCCGAACATCTTCTGTAATATTAAATGTTAATTCTTGTGCCATTAAATCACCCCTTCATTTTTTAGAATCATTTCCACAGCTCTTTTGACAGTTGAAAGATCAGTTCCCAGAACAACTCTTTCTGCTTTATCATTCATAAACTCTCTTGCCTCTGTTACTTCGTCATGAGTAGCGCTATTATCTTCAAGCTTTTTAATACGCTTTTCGAACTCATCATCAGCGCTTTGCCGTGCTGCCTTTTCAGCATCGTCGCCTTTTTTACGATCTGCCACTTCATCAGACAGAGCTTGATCATCGTCGTGGTCTTCTTGCTCAATCGCCTTGAAGTTCTCAATCATCTGGTTTCGCATATCTTGGCCATCGAGTGAAATATCATGTTTGTGTGGCACTTCAAAAGCCATAGCATCCCCTTCTTTCTGAAAAAGGAGCCGTATTTTACGACTCCTCTTTTTCTTTAATTAAATTACCTTCATCATCAATTGACAGTTTCCAAATCGTGCCATTAGGCGACTTAAGCTTAAAACTGTCAAATACTAATTCACTAATTCTCTCTGGATCAGTTTCTTGATGATAGTGACGACCATCAGTTCCTTCCTGAACTATAAAAGTTTGGCCATAGTCTGGAGAATAGCCTTTCCCGAACTCTCCCGTCTTTGAGTCAAACATTGATTCGTTAATTACAGCACGTTGTACAAGCGTTTCCTGATTATCCATTTTCTTCACTTTCCTTCTTAACGTTGATAGTTGGGATATCGTCAAAAGTAACCGGCGGAGTAACCGTTTCCGGCTTCTTCGGTGCTTTATTCAGAGCAGAGTTAGCTTGACTTTCACGATTATTCCATTCATCAATGCCAAAAATCTTATTACCAAACGTTACCGTATCAGTTTGTGTTGTATCACGGTCACGATAGCGAGTGTAGCTTTGAATCCTTACATTAACATCAATTCCATAGCGATCACGTAGATACCCATAATTACCAACTGCTATATCGTTCTTAATGCCATGCGAAAAAGCGTCTTTGAAAGTGATCCAATCGGTTGTGTATTGCACATCTGGATAATCGTGAACTTGCTTCTTTAACGCTGCCATCAAAGTATCTTGATCGGTAATCGTATCACTACTAAACGGATCAGCCCAAATCGGCCCCCATTTATCATCTGCAGCCATTGGACTCCTATATTCACCCTGGCAAGTGTACTGAGTAGTTGTGTCTGACGATGTATCAGTATCGCTACTAGAATCATCTGAACTGTCGTCGCCACCACTGCCAACTTTAGCCGCCATTGCTGAATTACGTACACCAAAAGCAGGGGGCCATGCGTTAATTGCTTGGATAACAGTCCCACGCTCTGGATTAGCCGCCATCATCAATGTATTACTATCAAGTGCTAGAGCCACATGATAAGTGCTACCACGAGCACCCCAAAATAGCATATCACCCTCTTGGTAAGGCGGACCAACTACTTGACCTTGGTATTCTTCGTAAGTGGTTGGCTGGTGCATTGGAATACCAAAGTGATTGTAAACATAGGCAACGAAACCGGAACAATCCCAACCGCTTGGTGAATTACCGCCCCACACATAAGGGACACCTGCATATTGACGAGCAAAAGCGGCTATTTGACCACTTCCGCCACCGCCACTTGGCGCTTGGCTATTTTGTACGTCAATCTGCTTACCAGTACCCTTAATTGCGGTTGTGATAGTCGTGTAGTCTTCGTTGACTTGAATCTTGGAAGTGTTGACACGATCGATAAACACAAAAGTATCTTTTTTACCAATTTCCTTTGCAAAGTGGATCGTGTAGTTGTCAAACCAATATTCAACCTCAAACGCAGTAGCAATGGAACTAAGAATATCGTCCCCGTGTGCATTACCTAGGCTGTTACTTCCAAAATCATGATTGCCGATGTTGTCATCGATGGAATATTTAAACTTTGTCCCACCCGTAAGCAAGTCACAGCAAGCTTTTAACGATTGAGCACCTGTTACTGTATTCTCAACATAGTAATCATGTAAATCATGAGCAATATGAATAGTCGTAATTGCATAGACACGATATTTTGAAGTTGGCACTGGGTTAGAGGAAGCTATGCGGTATTGCTGACCGGTTGTTGGATCAGTGATGATTACTCGTGGCATAATCATCTTTTCTGCGGCTTCGTTAGTTTCATTGCCAATAAAGCTAAAATTCATTGTAGGGAACGACTTAAGCGTATCAGTAACTGCCACATTGTAAGCTTGTACTGTTGCCTCTTTTCCTGCCGGTGATCTAATTGGTAAGTTCAGCATATTAACCCTCCTAATAATAAAAGCGAGTATCAAATTTAACCGTGAAGTTGCTAGCTCCATCAATATGAATTTGATTCTCACCTGTATAAAAGTCTAAATAATTGTGATCCCCAGCCATATAAAGCTGTTCATCATTAATTGTAGGAACAATTCCAGTAATCACTACGTTATCCTTCGTGGAAACACTTTTTGTAATTTTGAGGGCTTGACCGCTCGTCTTGTTAGTGATCGTAAAGCCGTTAGGAGCGTCACCACTAAAGTAAATGGTTACTGGGTGTTCATCTGCTGTTAGCGGAATAATACCGGCATTATAGAAAGTAAAGTCATTCTGATTAGTAAATGTATACTTCCAATCATGACTAAACAAACCCATTTTTAAGCCGATACCCTTACCACTTGCACGATCAAACTCTTGCGTAGTAAATGAACTTTCTGCATATCCGGTCGGACATTCTAAGTTAATCTGCACGTTAGATGCTCGCCAAAATGAATTGTCACGGCTAACTGTGGCCGTTTCGGCGTATACTTTCCAGCGAATATCTTTAGCAGCGACATCATAAACATAGAACGGCTCATGACTTTGCAAAAGCCGATTAAGCTTCATTCGTTGCAAAAACAAATCGTTAGAATCAATTGCTAACACATTAATTACCAGCGGTATCACAAGTTGTTGTGTCTGTACATTGGTAAGAGTTGCTCCATAGTTTCCAATCTGCTGATAGGTGTAGTTATATGCGGTTGTTGGTGGGTCAAACTTCTTTACACGAAAGCCCATTTTATCAAGATCATATATTGTCCCATCTTGCTTTTGAAAAATAATGGTACTCACTAATAGACACCTCCTAATGGTTGGCCGTTACCAACCGGCACAGCACCACCAACACCATTAATAATAACTTCGTGGCTCCGCATCGCCTTCATCGTTGGGTACATAACACGGCTTAATTGCTTGCTGTCAATATTCATCGTGATGTTAATGTTTCCATCAACGCGTGGCTGAGCTTGTTGAGTATTTGAAGTAGCTTGAACATGATTATTGCCTGTACTAATAAACGGCAACATATTATTAGCTGACTGCTTAGCTTCGTTGATAATCTTACTTAAATTGCCGGCAAAGCCATTAGGGTTAACTTTGGCCCGCGCTTCAATAGCTTCGGCAATGTGATCTTCGGACGTATCACGAGCTGGGTTAATGGCAAGCTCTGGTTCACCTGGTACTTCGCCAAAAATTGCCGGCTCATCCGACCAACCACCGTTAGCGTACCAATGATGTGATTTCCAAAATGCGGCCGCACCAGGTCCACCACCATAGCGACTAACATATCCTTTCATCCATTTAAGCTGAGTTACCGGATTGGTTCGCCAGTCAGAACCAGCTGATGCCATCTTTGAACCTGGTAAAGCCTGTGGTAATCCATATGCTCCTGATGATGGATTAGTCGCATTAACACGCCATCCCGATTCATGAGTGACAATAAAGTTAATTGCATCAAACCAACTAGTAGGGATTCCGGCACGTCTCATTAGTGCTCTGTGATCTCCAGTTAGCGGACCACTTTCAACTGCTTCAAGTTTTTCTTCTGCTTTTTTCAGTAAGTTAGTAAACCAATTTTTAGCGTAATGTGGAATCTTATCTCGTGCTCCATTGTCAGCAATATCATGCCACATAACTTTAGCGGTATTAGTCCCATGTGTATAGATATTTACTAAAGTACCTAATGGATCCTTCAATGCATCATCAAGGGCATCAAGCTTATCTTCAATCATGTCAGCTAAGTTACCTATTTTAGAGCTAGCATAATTAAGAGCTTTGCCAAACCAGTCACCAAAACCGCCTTCAAATCTTGGAATACCAAACATTTTAGCGGTTTCCTTAGCTGGCATAACAGCTTCACCAGGTTGCAAATGAGTTAAAACATTTCGGGCAGTTGGAATTTCAATTCGACCATTGTTTCGGAAAATAGCTTCTCGGTACATCGGTCCTTCTTGATCGTTAACCATCGCAAGCAAATGCTCACCCTGACGGCCTCCCGTACCATTAGCTAATTTCTTCATTCGTGGAATGCTTACCTTTGCGCCAAAGAAGCCAGCTACCTTTTCAAGGCCACCAGCACCAGTATTCCAAAATCCGCCTATGGCGTTAATACCAGCACTAACAACACCTTTGATAGTATCCCATACCGCACTAACCTTATCTGAAATAGCATCCCAAATGCTGTCCCAAATGTGTTTAATGCCGTTCATTGCATCATCAACAGCGTCTTTCATATCGTCAAATTTATCTTTAACAAATTTCCAGACACCACCAAGTACACGATTAATTACTTGTTCAACTTCTCGCCAAGTATTTCCTGTACTCTTTGAAACACCGTTCCACACTCGACCAACAATTCTTGAGATTGCGTTAAAGATTCGACTGATAGGCTTATAAAGCGCATTAACAGCTTTTAGAACTGTCCGAGACAGCGAACGCCAAACCTTTGAAGTCGTCTTACTAATAGTATTCCAAGCAGATTGAATTACTTTCCCCGTGACTTTCATTGCCCGTTGAATAGGCTTCTTTATTCTGCCAAAGGCTCTAGTAACAACTTTAGTAATTCCTTGCCAAGCCTTTGAGGTTGCCTTACTAATCTTTTTCCAACCAGTTTCTAGTGTTTTACCAATTGCTTTCACAACACGACCGATTGGTTTTGATAGTTTTTGCCAGGCTTTAATAATTGCCCCTACCATTAAAACGAATGGAGCAATTACGACTAAGCCAATTCCCTTAATGATTGTTCCTAGTGTTTTCTTTAATGTGTTAAATACTCGAACAATTGGTTTAGTAATATCACTCCAAACTTTACCAATTGGCTTAGCGATACTTTGAAAGGCTCTGCCAACAGTCTTTCCAATTTCCTTAGCTTTACCAGATAAAGATTTACCTAGTGAAGACATCGCTTTTTCAGCGCCTGACTTCCACTTACTAATGTTTTTACCAATGGCACCTCCGCCCTTGGCTCCTAACATGCCTCCGATAGAAGAACCGACTAAACTACCGACACCGGCACCAACCGCAGTACCAGCACCAGGAACAATAGAACCTAAAGCTCCCCCAATCCAAGCACCAGCAACACCACCAGCGGCAGTACCACCAGTAGCACCAGCAGCACGACCAAGCTTTTCATTACGGTTTTGCTTATTAATCCCGATTAACTCTGTTCCACCAGCAAGCAGCGAGCCAACAACAGGTATTCGGGAAGCTGTTCGACGAATAATACCACGTTCACTTGCTCGAATAGCAGCTTTGCCAGCACCGTTTTCCATTACGGAAGCCGGGCCTGCTACTGCCTGACGAGCTTTGGTAATTCCAAATAGATGATCAGCTCCACGACCAATTAGACGTCCTGCTTTAGTAGCACGATTAGCTTTAAGTCCACCAGTGGCTACTTCTTCAGCGCTCGTAGCTAGAGTTTCACCACGTGCACCAGCGCCAATGCCTTTCATAACTCCACCGATGCCCTTTAGACCTATGATGTCTTTCAAGATACCGTAAAACGTAGTTAAGGCATCAATGGAATCATAAATTTTTTTAGTTGCAAACAGCGCCATAAAAATTACAGTGAACGCTTTTACAGCACCCTGATGATCTAGTATGGCTTTGAGAATATTATCAAAATCTTCAAGTGCCCCATGAGCACCTTTTGACTTATCACCGGTAAGACCGAACATTGCAGCAATCGTTTTTATAATATCTGCAAATACTTGCCAAATTGTGCCACCAATTAAGCCGACTATTTTCCCAAGATTTCCAATCACATCAACGATTGTATCTTTGTGATTACCAACATAATCAAGTACGGCCATCACACCTTTTAAGATGGCTCCGAGTGCTTCACTAAGCAATCCGGCATACTTATCTAGCATTTTGTCAGATAAAATATCCCTTAAATCTTCCGATAGTTTTTTACTACCTTCAAAAGACTGTGAGGTTACTTTTCCCCATAACATCTGCCAACGTGACTGAATATACATTTGCATACCGGCAAAAGAAGTCATCGCTTCTTGTGTGTTGCCTTTGTACTTAGTACCTAACCAATCTAATGCTTCAGTAAAATCTTTTGCGGTTAATTTACCCTGAGCAGATAATTCATAAAGCTGTTTCATTGACTTACCGGTTGCTTCTTGTAAAGCTTCTCCAAACATTGGGAACCGGTTAATCATGACAGACATATCTTCAGCACTAGCTTTACCACCAGCAACAATTTTGGCAAATTGTTCACCGGCTTCGGCTAATTGATCATTGCTCATATGCAAAGTTGAACCTAATCGAATAAAGTCATTAGTCCAATCTTTAGTTTCTTTAACACTTGAATGAACGTGATAGAACGATTGAGCCATTTTATCAATGGTACTTGCTGCATAAATAGAATGTTGAGACATGCTATTTATATAGCTAATAATCTCTTCACCATCTTTTGGTGCCTCAGTAGTTAAAGACTTCCAGATTGTCTTCATCCGGTCTTGCTCTATATTAAACTGCATACCGGCCTTGGCGGACGCAATCAGACCGTTCTTTATTCCATTTAATCCTTGAATTGCCATACCGCCTAAGAATGTACCAGCCATAACATCTTTTAATCGGCTAAATGAGTGACTAGTTTCTTTTGCTTCGGTTTGAAGCTGCCTAAGAGGTAATGAAGCATGATCATTTAACTTAGCTTCGGTAATTACTCGAGCAGGAATTTTACGTAGTAACTCTTCATAGTTAATTGCCTCACCTTTTTGTGCCTTAGCAATTAACTCGGTTCGTTGCTCCTTAGGGATCTTTCTAAGGAGCTTACCAAAGTTATCAATCCCCTGGCTTTTGGCTTGTGCAATTAACTCTGTCCTAACTTCTTTGGGAATTTTTGTGACTTTTTTCTGTAATCCGCCAATCTTCTCATTAGCTGAATCAGTATCGGCTTCCGGCTTAATTTTAGGATTTTTCGGTACTCGTTTTATTCTTTCCTTAAATTCTTCGATTGACTCATCGGCACGTTGCTTATCGACATCAATGTGAATTTGACCCTTTTCATCTACCCAACGATTTATATTAGTAACTAATTCTTTTGTCTTTTCAGAAGCTTTTTGAACGTTGTTTTCGATGCTTTCTTTAGCTTTATTACCTGCATCCTTACCCGTATCTTTAAGGGTTTGATCAAGTTCTTTTGAGGCTTGTTGTGCCTGTTCTTTATGTAAGATGACATCAATATTAACTGTACTATCTGCTGCCACTTTAAATTCCCCCTTTCGTTAAGATTGCGCCCATGCTTTCAGAGTATTCATAAAGCCCGTGAATTGTTGTTCACGGGCTTTCTCTGTCTTATTCTCATTTAGTTCATAATACTGTTGAGATTTTAAGGTATCATTTAACGCTTGACCCTCTAACTTACTAGTGTCACGCATTCTAATCTCAACAATACGTTGAAAATACGTATTAGGACCTAATCCGGCAAATAATGCCTTAAATTCGTCCCAATGTAACTTACCTTTTTCTTGAAGTAAGTTAATACCATATTGTTCACGAAAACTGGCGTAAATTGCTTCCGCATCTTGGGTGAATGAATAATATTTTTGTGGCGTTACCACTTGGCCATTACCGTCAATATTAGGCTCTCCTTCATCCCCATATGGCTGTTTAGCGATATACTGATTAATTTTTTGAAATACCGCTATTGCAAAATCGGCATCGTCAGGTGTAAAGCCCATAAACATTTCAAAGGCTACACTAATCTTTTCAGAATCTTCTAAGTTATCATCATCAAGCAGTTCATAAAATTTCAGAACCGTGTCAAATGCAAGGTCAAGTTGATAAGTCTTACCATGATAATTCAACTTATCGACTAAAGACTCTGTTAATGAGAGCATCGTTAATCACGCTTCTTAGTGTAGTGATCACGGACTGCCTTTTTCTTCTTGTTAAAGTTGACTTTCTTTTCACTGTTAACTTCATCATCAATTTTGATAATTTCATGAGCAATAGTACCTAAAGCATAAGTTGATTGATGATAATACTTATATAATCGTTCACCCTCGCCCTTGCCTAAAACATCATCTAGTGATTTTTTCAGATCACTTAAAGCGTTAGCTAAGGACTTCTTTACTAAAGATTTACGTTCATCTAAGCTCATTGAATTAACAAACTTATCTTGTTTCTTATTCAAGTTTTCCATTGCTGAAAGCATTGTGATTTGAAGATTAGTAAGCTTTTCTTCTAGTGCATCATTAAATACTAAACTATAAGTCTTACCACCGATAATTACTTGCCGTTCAGGATTAAATTGGAATTGCTTATCAAGGTTAATTACTGACATTTTATGTATCCTCCTATCGTCTCACTTCTACTCGTCTCTGTTGCTATTTAGTTACTACTTCTTAGCGCTTGCTGGGACAAACTTAGGCTTACCGTTAAATACGGCTACAAAGCTGAATGTTTGCTTAGCACCCGGTTGACCACCGGCTGGGACAATATTAGTTAGAGTAACAATCCCATAGACTTGTGAGCCGTCCGCAAAAGTAACTCGCATTAATGTCTTCAAGTTGTCACCAATTTCCAGCATCTTAGAAGCAATGTAATCTTGTGCTTTGTCACCATATACACGATGACCAGCAACAGTGAATTGGTAACGCTTAGAGGTAACATCGGAAGTACCAAATCCTTCACCGTCGTAGTATTCATCGTTAGCAGTGGTGTCATTTTCTGCTGGAGTTAAGTTGTTAATCCCAGCTGCTAAACGCGCCCATGCTGCCTTAGTAATATCGTTAGCATTAGCTAAACCATCGGTGGCAATTTCAATTTTGTTTTGCCAGTTAAGTAAAAATTTGCCAATAGTAGTCGGTGCTGTTTCTTCTCCTGATACGGAACTTGGTCCTTGTGCTTGTGGTAATACACCACCGTTTGCGACTTCATCAGCCATTTAAATCATCCTTTCTCGTTAAATGTGTCTACCGTTACTTTAAAATCAAGAACATAGGTCACTTCTCCACTTGTATCAGCCATTGTCGGTTGCGGAAATGACACAATATCCAATTTATTAAAAATAAAAGAGCCGTCCTTAGACACGACTCCATAATCATTGTTACCAAGCACATCAGCAATCTGCCATAGCACCTGGTTAATCATCCCCTCATCATCACCACGCATTGCAATTTCCATAAAGAACTGCTCAGTCTTATTTCCACCGTAATCTTCCTCAATCACACGGGAATTAGGCAATGCTTGCAGGCGTAGTTCAGGACTATGCTTGCCGTCAATATAACCCAAATAGAGCTTTACGGGTAATTCTAGGGAGTTGATCTGGTCTTTAATTCTTTCCTTTAGATCCATCTGGGTCACCTTCATTTGGTCCATGAGGTTCAAACTTTGGCACGTGCTTGCCCTTGAATGACTGACCAACTATTTTCAACCAATTGTCACCATACAAACTTTGAGCTTTTAAGTCCCAACGTTTGGTGGCTTGATCATGAATAGCAGTTGTGTAGTTAGTTATTGGGTGTCCGTTGACCATTCCATAGAACTGCGCTTTTGCGTACGGTGTGTTATACACGATCGTGCGCTTGTTACCATCTGCATGAACTGTATTAGCAAGGTGAGCGTTCATCTTACCGCTATAAGGCACAAACGGGTCCATGTCCGCCATCATTTGATTAGCTAAGTCCTCCGTCGCCTTGCTAAAAGCATCATCATTAAACATCTTTTCAAGGCTATCGCCCAGAATCTTTACATGAACACCCATTAAAGCACCTCCAACTCATATGAGTACACTTTGTTACTGTAGGGCTCCCGATTATCGACAATATTGGTAATCGTGTAATCTCTGCCTTCAAAAGTGAGGTGAGTGCCTATCCATTCTGGTGTAATCTTTGGCAGTGGTTCCGTGATTTGAGCAAACAAAAAGACAATCGCATTAGCTGTGATTGTCCGACTATTGTTTGAACCTGAATAGATTGTTTGAGGCTGTACCAGTACGTGATTTACTGGCATATCAGTCTTTTTCTTTTTGCCGTAATCGTCCTCTTCGCCGCTTTCAACGTGCAGAACGATAGATTGATTGCACATCTTTTTAGGAATGCGTGGCAACATACCAATCACTCCCTCGTCCACGATATAGTAAGCCATAATGCGCAAGCAAACGGTAAGCTTCTTTGCAGACGCCGTGAATCATCCCATCACTAACAACATGATTACTTGGCTGTAATGATAGCCGGCCAATAGAAATGCTATTAAAATCATCCCCGTTAGCATATGAAGCAGTAATTCCTGTCTGATTAATAAAATCAATCTGCTCACAGATAGCCGTTTTATAAGCATCAACTCGCTTTAAGTTTGGATCTTTTTCAATTGAATGATCCTGATAGAAGTAGTCAATTATCCCATCCACTGCTCGTTGCGCCTGGTGTTCGATCTTCTCAAATCCCTCAGCATTAGTAATATCACTAAAACCTAGATCGGTGTAATCAGCAAACGTTAAATGTGCTTCATACTTCATTAATTACCACCACCATTTACTAGAGCTAAAAGGTCCGGTTTAGTCATTGTAGTTTGATACTTAATTCCATGAGCGTCAAGGTAAGCCTTAATCTGATCTACTGTTTGAGCAGTCGTTGGCTTTACGCTACCCTTTGGATCAAAAGCTGGGGCCGATCCCCCGCCTTGATTAGATGGTGAAACATTTGTCGTTCCACTATCAGTTGACGGGGTTACGCTTTTGGGGAAGCTGCTACATAAATAGCCTTCTTAGCATTGTCGAACACCAACATATCGTAGTATGACACACCCTTAATAGTGTACCGGTAACCATTGCGGTCAGTGTTAGGTGGTAATACATCAATAGTGTTGTACTTAACGATTGGCGCTACAGCATAAAGCGGTACCGCCATAAAATTAACATTATCAGCAATGGTCAAACCTTGAATACGTGCCTTTGCAACTTGAATAATTGGCGTACCACCATCAAGCTGACCAACACGGCGATCAATACCGTTAACTTGTTGAGTGTTAACGGAGAAGCTCTTATTAACACCGTCAGCGTTCTTCAAAGCGCGGTAATAGCCAGCAGATGCAAAAATTACATAACCACCAGGAATTTCATTATCGGTCATGTATTCTTCTAAATCATCGTAAGCATCCAGCGCGTTCTTCTTGTCGATTGTATCAGTAACAAGCTTACCGCCATTCTTAGCAGTGTCATAAAGAGTTTGAGCTGCAAACTTATCACGATGAGGAATTGTAATCCGTTGATTATGTAGACGAACTACATTAGCTACCTGATAAGCACCGTTTTCGCTCATATCCAATTGGTCAAGGTCATAGCCGATCCAATCTTCATGGGTAAGCTCAAAGCTTTCCTTTTCAACATTAATGTTGTGGTGGGCATTGTCCCCGTTACGCTTATATTGTTCTGCATCCACAAAGCCTGACATCTTGTTAACGCGAACCGTCTTTACTCCTGAAAAGTCAGCAGCAGTAATTGACTTTGCACCACCAGTTAATGGTTGCCAGATTTGAGAGTCCGCCCAGAATTCTTCATCAATTCGTTGTAAATCTTGTTGATCTAATGCGATCATTAAACTTCATCCTTTCTCTATTCGTTAGAATTAGCAAACCGTTCAGCAATATGAGAAACAATGCTATCGCTAGTGCTCTTATCATTTCCATCTCGGAAGTCATTTTTAATTTCAACACGTGGCGTTTTGTTCTCTTCACCAAACAGAAAGCCGTTATCCTGCTTAATATTGTCGAGTTGTTCACTCAATCCGTTTAAGGTTCCATCATCATTAACAGATACCTTTTCCGTGTCGATTAAAGGAAGCACAGTCTTAATATTCTTAGCCTTTGCATCACGCAAAGCGCCTTCGATTTTGAAGCTCTTATTTTGCTTTGCTAATTGATCTTGGTAGTTCTGCTTAGCCGTTTTATTTTCATCCTGTAACTGCTTGATTTGGCTTTGAAGCTCTTCGTTATCCTTAGCCGACTTTTTCAATGTGGTTAATTGCTCATCACGATCATCAATTTGCTTTTGCAAGCCATCTCTTTCACTAGTTAAACCATTGATTTTATCGTTTAAGGCATTAACATCTTTGCCATTCTGAGCCATTACAAAATTAATTTGCTCTTCACTAAGGCCATGTTCCTTTAATTCTTCACGCTTCATTGCGATCGCTCCTTTACGTTAATTGTTGACGCAGATACGAACTGCGAGAATTGATTGCATACTAAAAGAGCAGTTTTACGACTTACTCAGGTCGAATATCATTTTCTAATTTGTTCTCTATCGTAATCACGAACTAGAATTTGTTTTCCTTTATCTTCGTTAGTATCTTTGATAAATTGCCGTAATTTTGCCTGTCGTGCCCGTATGAGCGTTTTAGCATGGCTTACCTGTTCTTCATCATCTAATCGTTTAGCGGCTTCTAAGCGCCGTTTTGCGTCCCGTATGGAACGTTCACGTGCTCTTTGCTGTTGCACAAGTTTCCCGTTAGCGATTGCTTCTTTTGGGTCATACTGTGGCTGGTGATTAGTATTAGTGCCCGGACGAAAGGGGAACAGAATGTGACTACAATTAATTCCCATCGTTCCTGCTGGTGTCCCGTAGCCGTGATTGTAAATACTATCGTACTTATCGTTATAGTCTGGACTTTCAGGTGGCACGATATTAACAACGTGTCCTTGAATCCAGGCACATGCTGGTCGACTATTAGGGTGACTGCTCATTAATGCTAGATGCAAGTCATAATCTTTCATCCGTTGCAATCGCAAAGCGTTATACGTCCGATTGACTGTTGTATTGACTACCATCTTCGTATAACCATCAATTGACCAACGATGGCCGCCCTTGTCAACAAGTCTTGTCGGCAAGCCACGATCAACAGCATGGTAAATAGCTTGTTTAACTGCCTTATCGTGTGTCACTGTACCCGACAGTGTCAATAACGTGGATTCAGTTAGTATCTTTCTGTATGCACTTGTAACGGCTGATGAGCCATAATTGCGGGTAATCAATGATTCATTCACGTTGTTGCTTAAATCCGTCCACGTTTGATCAATCACCGCATTTAACACGTTAGTCGTCTCTTGTGATACCGGCTTCTGTTCACCTGTAAAGTCCTCTAATTGATCATTGACCTCATCAAGTATCTTTAAGCCGTGAAACTTAATTAAATCAGTTACCGCTTGTTCACTGATACCATCTGCATGTGCAACAAGCTTAATAGTCTGACGATTTAACAAACCTAATTTCTGTAATTGCTTGGCTTGCCATGTTAACACGTCATCTTTGCTAACATGCTTATAATCACCACTTTTTAAGGTATCAATAATCACGTTAAAGATTCGACTTTGCAGTTGTGAGTACAGGTCAATTAGCTTTTGACCGGCTTGTGCAAAATTATCACGTGCATTCATAGCTATTCAGCTCCTACACTCTCATCATCAGGGCTATGTGTCTCTTCTTGAGCATTCGTACTATATTCCGGCTGTTCTTGTAGCGATTCTTGAACCCATTGCGAAGCCTCCTCATCGCTCAATCCAAAGTTACGGATAAGATACTGCTTTTTAGGCATAATACCAGCAGCAACAAGCGCCAGTTCATCAGACTTTTGCTTATCCTTGTCGACAAACACTCCATCGTCAAAATGCACGGATAAATTAAGCTCCTTGTCAGCGTCAAACTGGCAACGAGCTTTTTTATCACTAAAAAATTCTGGCGTACTTGCTACTTCGAGGATTGCAGTAACTAATTGATTGAGGAATAGCTCTACTTGTGTTGTGTAACTTGACCTTGTTTGATAAGTAGTTGAGTTTTCGCTAACAACCTCTGTTGCCGTCTTAACGCTTTGCCCATCAAAAGAGAATGTACCAGCTGAAAAGCCGGTTTGCTCTTCAAATTCACGTAAAAAGTAGTCAATTGCTTCTTTGTATGATGATGTTCTGATGTCACTGGTCAAATCGGTAACACTCATATTATCAGCATCCCCGTAGAATTGTTCGTAAACATCCATATCAGGGTCAAACATTAACGGGTGTATTTCATCATCGTTAGCAGTTGAGCCGAATTTATTACCGGGTCTTAGCATTTCAGCAGGTACAGCAATGCGACGCTTACCCATTCTGATTTCATGCACAAATTCGTCATGAGTTCGATTGATTGCATCAATAACATTTTTTGAATTATCAACAATTCCCATACCAAGTGGGCTATCGAGATCACGATTATTTGCTCCAGGCGTTCTAAAGTACGCAAAGAGTGGCTTTTTAATTACACCATTGAATTGAATTCTCTTTTGCATCCCTGGATAGATACGATCAAGTGATACTTGGTCCCCAACAACGTCATTTTCTGTTGAACGATAAAGCTCATTGGTGATTATGTATGTATCCGGCCCGTCCCATTGGTGGAATTCGAGCAAGGTATAGTACACATTCTGCTTGTTCTCTACACGTGTTGAACGGGAGGCGAAAACACATTCACTTATATTATCAGTGTTTGTACGTAACGGATAAAATTGAGTAGCGTTAGCCCAAGCAATACGGATATTATCTTGATCGTCAACATAAGGCCGTGCTGCTAATCCACCTAGTGCAATTCCTGTCTCTAAATGTTGCTCAAACTGCAAATTGAAATGATTAGCGTCGATAATATCAGCAAGTAATTTATTCAGTTTAGCGTCTTCAAGTGACAACTCACACTGTTCGTTAAAAATGATTGACGCTAAACGCTTTGAAGCAAGTTTAGTAACATTCAGTGTACTCATCTTGCGGTGTCGTCTATTACCATAGCTATTGCGATAATGAACTAGTGGCAAATCATCACGATAATACTTCTTAGCAAGCTGTATGCGATCATATTCTGATTGATCAATTGCTACCCTATCATCATCAGTAATTAAATTAAGACTCTTTACCATGCCGAGCTTAACGCCTCCTTTCCATATAAGATTTTTCAATGCTGTTAGAAAGCTCATCGTGTCACCTCCTCGAATTAAGGCATAAAAAAAGGCCATAACGTATATGACCTAATTTTCTTTGATTATTTTTTCAATTAGTAGATTGCGGGCTTGGTGTGCTTCATCATCTGTATTGCAAACACTGGTATGATACTTCTTACCCATAAAACTTGCTTGACCAATGAACTTCCCACTTTTTAGCTTTGTAGTTCCTCTTTTGTCAGTTTTGCTTTTTAACAAATTTTTCTTGCTTCTACACTTAGCAGAACAAGTATCTGTTTTTGAATATTTGCTTGTTGAAAAAGGTTTACCGCAAATAATACATTTTCTTATCTCATTATCCTTTTTTGTTTTTCTTCGATATGCAGACTGGCAATTAGGAGAACAAAACTTTGTTCTATTAAACGCTGAGCGAAACACCTTGCCACATGCCACACAACGCTTGATATACTTTTTCTTTAAGCGTAATCCTTTATGAGCTTTTGAATTAGCAATTCGTCCTTGTTCCGACTTGTGCCATTCTGCCGCAGCAGGTCGTGCTTTCTCATTTAAAGACTTATTCCAAACTGGTAGCATTCGTTCATAATCGTGTTCTTTATGATACGCAAGATGTTCTTTCCTAGTCAAACACTCCAAGTTTTCAATCTCGTTGTTATTCTTGTTCTCGTCAATGTGATTAATCTCCATACCAGTCGGAACAGGGCCATTATGCTTTTGCCAAACGTAAATGTGCAAACGAATACGACTGTTTCCTATCTTTTTCGTTGAAAGATAGTAGCCTGTTTTAGGGTCTTTTCTAAACTTATACCCATCGATAAAGCCGTATCCGTCTTTGTAATGAACTTCACCCATCATTATTCACCTCATACTTATTGTAACATAAAATAATAGGTGTGTTCCTTGTCATTACCACTTTAGCCCGAAATCTCTTTCATTATCAACACATAGGTACATAAAACTATCACACGTATGGTCATCTTCCTTGATGACTTTAGGATCATCACTCTGTAACGTATTCTCGTCCCACTGATATTTGCGATGTTCAGCAATGAAAATGTCATTTTCTGGACGTTGTAAGTAATAAAAACGACCCTGCGCTAATAAATCTTGCACACGATCGATCATGTCTACTTTTTTCAACTTATTCACCTTGTGCCAGTGAATACCGTAGTCATTGTAGAACTGATTATCTAGTGCCCCTTCTGCTGAATCAATAGTCATACGTGTAGGCTGTTTCCCTATCCATTCGGTAACTTTATCAATAAATGCTTTTAAATCCTTAGACAGCTCACTAGGTGGCTTCTTGTGCGACTTACCTTGTGGGCTGTAGTAATACGTATCTAAAAGGATGACATTACCCTTTTTAGTCAATCCGTAAGCACCACAAGTGGTTGCTGAAACTTCATGTCCCGTATCAACAGAATAATAAACGTTAGTAATGTAATCATCATCTGGTAACTTATCGATAGCTTGAAAGTTCTCCATATTGTAAATATTAGTACCAAGACCAACAACTTCACCCAGATAAAGCCAACGGTAGTAATCGTAGTCGTTCTTCTTATACCGCTCAATTAACTTCAACTGTTCTTTATTGGTAAAGCCCCGCTCATCATCAAGGTAAGTTGACGTATCAACTAAGCAATCGGGGTCTTTGCGTTCTTCTTCCACCCATTCATTTACCCAGTCATACGGGCTTTTAGGTGGATTGTATGAGTAGTACACAGTCACATGATCAATGAACGGTGGCTTTTGACGGATAAAGGTAGGATTGGCTTGATCAAAGACTTCGCGCCCTTTGAAGTTAGCGGCTTCTTCATACCAAACAGCCATAACGTTACCAACGATGTTTGATTTTAGCTTCATAGGGTCATCCCCACCGTAAAAGTAAAAGGTACTGCCCGTACGCTTATGTACAATCCTCATCGGTGACTTGAAATAAAGGAATTCGTTATACATATTAAGCTGCGTGAACGCCCATTCCATCTGTTTATACACAGAATCATGTAAGTAACTAGCGTTTTCACGAATCAAAATAAAGTTGACTTGGTGATTAAGCTGGGTCTGCTTCTTCACCATCGTAGCAAGCTTCAAACTGATTACAGACGACTTAAACGAACCACGTCCACCATTCAGAATGATATAAGGCTTGTTAGTATTCCACACCTTGTAAAAATGTGGATTAATCATCTTTGACATCTTTATCTTTGGCATGTTCAATCGCTCCTATATCATCAATAATGGTCGTTGATTCCTTTAATGCTCCAGCTTCACCGTTGATTTGTGCAGTTTCAGCTTTAATCCTCTTGGCTTCTGCACGTAATTTAGCAGCAGTAGCACGATTAACTTCATTAGCAGCTTTCTTAGTCTCTTTACGCATTGCTAATTCAACAAAGTACATCGCCATATCGGCGTCTTTATCTTCATAGACTTTCTTAGCAAGAATAGCCTTTGATTGCTTTTCAAGCGCTGCCTGCCATCGCTTTCTTTTTCGTCTAATGTCAGGGTGTCGTTCTTCATAATGACGCCACGTAGAGACACTTATATCCTCTATCTCACAAGCTTCTTTCATGTTATAGCCTAGTAAGAAGTTCTGCTTCATGGATTGGACGACTTCTTCAGTAATTACCGCCTTCATACGGCATCATTCCTAACCGCTACTGCGTCCAGTTGAAGCCCGTTTACTAACAGAGCGAGTAGAGGAACTACGTGAAGCTGATGGACGTGGCATTGAATAGAATAGTTTTAATTGTCTGCTCATTAATCATCGCTCCCTTCAAAGTATCGTTTAACTTGGTCAAATGTTATGTACTCTTCATTAGCTGGTATGTTGGCTTTACGGTAGAACTCTTTCTTCGTGTCGTTATCAGGGAAAACAACTTTGGTGTAGAAGTTAATGATAGTGCTGTCGTTATCCTTATGACGAAACTCAGCTTTTTTCTTGTTGAACTCTTCTAAGCCGTCCTCATCGTTTAACTCGGACATATCAGCAAGCTTGTCTTTCTCATCTTCAACTTCTTCATCGAATGGAGTGTCACGCTTGCTTATCGTAGATTGTTCATCATCACTATCGCCATCATCAGAAGAATTGTCGTCATCCAGAACATCTCCATCAAAATCAACCTCGCCATCATACATAAAGTCAATGTCAGCCTTGTTAAAGCCCATATCATCAAAGCTAATACCGTCAGCGTTCAAGTCGGCTAAGGCACCTAAGTCCCAGCTACCTTGCATTGATGGATTATTGAGTTGGACGTTAAGCGTCTTTTCCTCTTTCTCGTCAACATCAATAATTGCAACAGGTACTTCATAATCCTTTTTACGGTAAATCTTATCTGCTGCCGCTAATCGTTGATGACCACTAACTAAAATACCCGTCCGTTTATTCCAAACGAGCGGGGTTACTAATCCATGTTCACGGATTCCTTTAGTTAGCTTTTTCAAATTATCCTCGTCAATTAAACGTGGATTGTAGTCAGCGGTTTTGATTTTGTCACGGGTAATTGTTCCATACTCAAACGACTGTAATTGTTTACGCTTTGCCATTTAATCTCACCTCTTATCCGCTTGACTTGCCAGAAGAGCCATGTTTACCTTTAGCGCCCAACTTCTTGGTAATATCCGCATTACTCATTCCTCGTTCGCGCATTCTCATAATTTGACGACCAACTTTGTCTTTGGTACGGGCATATTTATAGGCCTTAATCTTGCTTAACTCTGGATGCTGCTTCATTACACGTTGACGAACTGCCGTCATAGGGTCTTTTGCAGTATCTTTGGGCGCTTTACCCATTCCTTCAAAGCCTTTTGCAAATTCATCAGCCTTGGCAAGCGTACGTTTTTGCGCTCTTTCCCAAGTAGTTGTTACCCAAGGACTTTTAACACTTGACGGTACTCTAGGCATTATTCATCTCCTCCTTTCTGGTAAGTCTCATAACGTAAAACACCCGCCTGTGCTTCTGGGAAGAACTTCAATATCCTCTCGTAGTCAGACGGGTATATCTTTTTGATTGCTGATAGTTCCTTGCCAGCTAACGAATGAAAGCTAAATCCTAGTTCTTGATTGAACTTTGGATATAATAGCTTGTTCATTTTGATGTATTGCTTAACTTCTTTATCCGTCCAGTACATTACAGGGTAAAAACGTCCTCGTTGGGCGTCTATGCTCCCTGAATGCTTTAACATCGCTCTGCGGACAATTGAGTCGTTAATCTTCTCACCGCCAGCTATCCATGTAATACCGGTCTGCTTACGCAAATAAGCATAGATACCTCGTATTTTGACACGTGGCACAGAGTAATCAGGGTCACGAAAAGAACCATAACGATAAAAGTCTGCCGTTTCAAAATGCGGTACACGGATAATATGCGTATTGTAGTGATGTTCATACTTTGCTAATGCTTCTTCCTGAAACTGTAAGCCCGGTACCATATACATAAAAAATGATTGTACGTGCTTAAAGTATTTGAAGCATAAATCCATCACTGCAATGCTATCTTTTCCCATGCTGAAAGACACAAGAACGCTGTCGGTGATGTTTGCTTGTGTTTTGATTTGATCTAGCAGACTCACGTTCAAGCTCCTTTCTCGTTCGTTCAGCATGAGCTAACATATGTAATTCGGCTCCACTATTGGTAAAGCCCCAGTTTTTAGTTGTTCTCATATGTTAATTCCTTTAGCCAATCAATGGCATCTTGGGACAATTTCAAATGATGACCGTATTCTCCATCATCAGAAAAAGTTACTAACTTACCAGTCATCATGTGCTTTAAATCTCCTGCATTCAATTCAGTAGGCTCACTGCCACCCCACAGATTATATTCTTCGGGGACGTCTTCCCAGCGCTTGCAATCTAATCTAGTAACCTCAGTCATATTTAATTCACTCCAAACAAAAAAGTCAGTGCTAAACTGACTAAACCGATTGATATGTAAGCA